CTCGAATTGGCGCATATTCGCCGCGCATCCAGCTCTGACAATGGGTGCAGCCGGCGGCGACCTAACAGGGACTTATCCTAACCCCACGCTCAAGGCTGGCTCTGCGGCGGCTAATCTTGGCGCAGCGGGCGGCGATCTTCTTGGTAACTATCCAAACCCGACATTTAATCTTGGCATCGGGCATACCTGGACCGCGGGTCAGGGGTTCAACGCCGGCGTTTTTATTCCGAACAATATCCCGGTTCAAACGCGGAACAACGGCGGCACGGTCAAAAATCTGGTCTATATGAACTCCGCTAACCGAACCGTCATGGAGACTGGTGGGGCGGGTCTGCAAATCAACAATGGCGCGAACACTGCGGCAAATTTTCAGGTTGATGATAATGGAGATGTGACCAGCCGTGCCGCGCTTGTTGGCGGAACAACGGTTAGTTCGACTACAGATATGGTCGCCGGCGCTCATTTGTGGGGCACAACTGGTATTACAGCGAGTGGTGGAGATATTGTCGCGTCGGCGGGTAACATCATCGCGTCGGCGGGCAAGCTGCGCGCCAGCTCTGGTTCAGGTGGTGATACCAGCGCGGCGACCTTGCTCGGCGAGTTCACGCTGTCGTTGGCGGGCAACGGCCTGTACGCGAAATTCCCCGGCGGACTGATCCTTCAATGCGGCGTCGTCGTGACGGCGAACGGGGGCGGCGAGGCGTTTAACTTTCCGATCGCGTTCCCGAATGTTTGTATTTCGATTGTCGGTTGCGACGACGGCGGAGGAATGGCCGATGTCGGCATCACGCCCTGGACCGGTTGGCCGCAAGGCGCGTTTGAGGTCTGGGCCGGATATAACGGAGTCTATCCCAACCCGCCGACCTACCGCCCAGGCGTTGGCGTCTATTTTCTCGCGATGGGATACTAAGATGCCAAAATTCGCGTATTTCGATCATACCACTCCCGCGCCGCAGCGGATCATGGGTTGGTACGATACCGACTTCGTTGATTATCCAAATCTGCCTGATCCGGCCGACTTGTTTGAAATGACGCAAGCGCAATGGGACGCGCGCTCGCTGAGCCCAAGCGCGCTTGACAATGGCGAAATTGTTGTGCTGCCAACGCCACCTTTACCGCCGCAGCAAGCAGCGGACCAGGAATTCGCAACGCGGCAGGCAAATGGCATCGCGCTGACCTGCACATCGAATAGCGCGATTAATGCAACATACCCGCTCGACGATCGATCCTTCGCGATGGTTGGTGCTATCGCGCGTGATGCAGCCTCGGGGCTTGGGTTGCCACATGGCGCCGCAACGGTATCGTTTCCAGACCTTAATAGCGCCTCGCATGATTTCACTGAAACCCAAACCATAGACTTTTACAAAGCAATGCGCGATTTGCTCAACCTCATGAATGCTCAACGTGATATCATGGGTAAGGGCGATACGCCTGTCTGGCCCGATCAATCGGTTACAATCCCATGATGGTGAGATGTCCGACCCCTCGCAAGTAACGAGCATACTAGACCGCATCTTGCGGTTTATCGACGCGCCATGGAAAGCGGTCGTGGTTGTGGTATTAATCGTGCTTCTGGGCACTGGCTGGGTGCTATATGAGAAACGTAACGAATTGTTTGAAGCTTGGATGACGCCCTCTACGCCTGAACTGAAGACGGCCGATATCCCAGACGCACTAGGCAAGTTAATATCTGAAACGAACGCGGATCTTGTGCAGATATGGGCTGTTGATATTAGCTCGAATGCGCAATGGTTCATCGCCGCGCGTCGGCATGATGGCGAGCGTCCTGTGATCCCCGCGCCTCGTCGCTTGCCCCTCATGGACCACACGAGCGACGTGAAACGGCTTGTCGATCTACTAGAAGGGCATCCCATATGCCTGGACCTTGATCCCAATGGCGCTCCCGTTGTGCGCCGCCTCGCTGAGCGGGGCATGAAACGTGGTTGCGCTATCGCGATACCGCCAACACCTGAAGCGTTCGTTGGCGTGATTTATCTCGCATGGTTAACAGCAACTGATGCCAGTAATGAAAACGTAGCCGCGGGTGCAGCGCGTGAGATCGCACTCAAGCTGGCTACGCGCTGATAAATGGTCGCCCCGGTTATCGGCGAAGGTCGCTGCTTGGCATGCGGCGGACCGACCAAGCTGCGCAAGGGTGGCGTGGTTGTTAAGTATTGTTCGACCGCGTGCGGCAAGCGCTATCGCGAGCGCTGGCCAAAGTATAAGGCTAATCGAAAGCGGTACGGCGAACTTCTCAAGCTTGAAACAGAAGCTAGAGCCCTGCGCAAAGCAGAGGCACGCTTGAAACAGCTTAAAGGATGAAAGGGTACCCACAATGTATCTGATCTTGATTATCCTACTTATCATCATCTTGTTTGGCGGGGGCGGTGGTTATTACGCGCACGCTAATTGGGGCTACCCGGGACTTGGCGGCGTTGGGTTGATCTTGGTAATCATTATTGTTGTTCTCTTGCTATCGGGCAGGGGGTATTTTTAGGCTCAGAGCCGCCCCACGCCTGGCCCCGCTATCAGCATACGGGCAGCGAGCTAGAGCGTCCCCACAGCCGTCCTGAGCGTTTGTAATACATGCAAAAGCGCGCGAGATCACCCCCCGCGCTTTTTTGCGTCTACCGTTCAGGTTTGTGGTCGGTAAGGCTTGCCAAATGCTTGTGCCTCCTCGCGTTTCATCGCCTCTTGCTCGTCAAACATCATAGAGGCGAGGGCACGCCATACGCCAGCGGTCATGTTGATGGCATGCTCGTACTTCGCGATATCGTCGGGCGTTTTGTTGTACCACCTTGGTTTGAGCGACGCGCCATATCCGCTCATGGCATCTAGAATAAACATGACCTGTTCATTTGTGAGAGTTAATGTAACGGTCTGATTTTTCAAATGACCGGGCATCGAGTGTGTTGGTTTCAACATTGGGTCCTTCCGTTCACGCTATTGCATAAGCAGGGCGCTGCGACGCGCAAGCGATATTGCACAAATGGCGGGATATCGATATAGGAGCTTGCCCGATTGATCGCTCGTGCATCAAACGAGCACTGCCAGATTTCAGTTCTCGGCTCGTATCGGCAAGGCACGTTATTGGCTACGGGCACTTTGTTAGGGTAAAACTGGGGCAATCGTTGATCGCAACGAAACTGCTGGCTGCCTGGACCAATTGGATTACAATCTGCGACGCGCGGACAATATCCCCAGACGATCTCGGCGCGAGCTACCGTCCCTGCTATCGAGCAAGCGAGCGCCAGCAGGACTAACCGCTTTAAGGATGGCATGTTAATATCCTCCTAATAGAGTTACAAGTGCTTTTAGTATACCGAGATAAGGTATACACAAGTAAGCTAAGCCCAGGACGATCGGCAGAAAGCCTAGCAGCCATAGACAAGCGATAACCGCTGATAAGCAGTAAAGGATAAGTTTCGCCAAAAGGTTAACTGCTTTTGTCACGGGCAATCCTCATAGCTATGCAGCGCCTGACATACTCCAGGGCTCCGCGCACCTGGGGCTGTTGCTGGGGCAAGCGTAGCATTTCCTGTTCGAAATCCAATAGGTTTTCTAAGGGCTCGAAAGGACCGGGCTCGTCAATAAAGTATCCTATCAAGGGTTCGTGTTCGGTCATAGTTTCATCTCCGGTACTAATACGAGTTCATGTTTAGCTCGCGTCGCGATAACGTAACAAATATTGTCCTCTTGCATATCTTCCCATTCCTTGCGGCACTTGCGCTGCATATGTTGTAACCAGAAGACGCGGTTCCACTCGCGACCCTTGCTTTTATGTCCCGTTGATAGACGGACGCAATCAGTGACATTATCCTGAAACATCGTTTCAATTTCAAGCACAAGCTCTAGGATGCTTTGCTTGCCCCGCGCCTTGCATCTTTCGATGATGATGCGCAATGTGGTAACTTTATCTGTAACCTCTTGCTCGCGCCGATCGGATTGCGCTGCTTGCGCCTTTTCAATCTCGCGTTTCAGGTAGCGCTCGAGGCGCTCCTCGAGGCGCGTAATTGTTGATATTTTCCACATGCGTGCGAGCGAGATCAAACCAAGCCCGATATCGCGCCCTTCAACTTTGCACGCGACGCCCTCTTTAATCATGCTATAGGCGGTCTGGATCAGAGGTCGCGTATAACGGCATAGGATCACATCTTGCTTGGCGGGGGGATCTTGCACGAACCAGGGCATGATTGGCAATGGTTTGTCATCGGCATCTTTCTTTTCGGCGACATCATAAACAACAGGACGGACGATGCCATCGGGCGCTGTTTCATGTGCTTGGATGTGCTCAGCGCCAACCCACTTGTGCGCATAATTTACAACGCTCTTGGGGCAGCGATAGGTCACGGTTAACGGCAGTACCGTGCAGTTAAACTCCTCGCGGATGCGCTCGATAGCGTCGCCACCAGCACCCGTGAAACCATAAACGGACTGCCGATTATCGCCGACAAAGATCGCTCGCGCACCAGCCCGCATCAAGCGCTTGGCAAGCTCTCGGCGAGCGGGATTGATGTCCTGAGCCTCGTCGATCAAGACCCAATGGTTTGGGAATAATGAAACGCCATAAGCGATTGGCGCGTATATCATATCGTCGAAGTCGATCAACCCGGCGACGCATTGCGCGCGTGACTTCTCGAAGACATCGATGACCCAGGACAGCGCTTGCTCTACGCCGATATCGTCGGTTAAATCGGCATCGGTACCAAAGTAGTTGGCGAGCGAGACCCAGACGGGCATATGATTTGAAGCGGGCTTGCCGCGGCAGCCAATCAGGAACTGCTTGCTAAATGAAACCATTTTGATGATGAACCCGCGCGCTTGCTCGATAAGCGCTTTGTCGTCGCGGACCATTTTGTAATCGTCAACGATCTTGCTCACCTTGCGATCGTCGACAGCGGTGCGCGGGAACGCGCGCATGAAGTCCCCATAACCGGCAGCATGAACTGTTGAGATACGCAAGCCGCGAGCGAGCGCGTGGGCTGCTTTGGCTTTGGCGTAGATATCATCGGCAGCGCTCTTGTTATAGGCGCCGAAGAAGATCGTACCTTCCATGAAGCGCAGCGCTTGAATGAGGGTTGTTGTCTTGCCGCAGCCAGCAGCCGCCAGCAAGATGGCATTTCCCTTGCCGTGCTGGATCCAGTCAAACAATGCTTGTTGCTGCGCGGAAGGCACGAATTGTGCCTCCTTCTTTTCAAAGCGTGCGCGCATGCTGGGCGGCAGGTTCAACGATGCTTTTGGCGCCGCATCGTTTGTTTTAACCGGCGGCGTATCTGTATAAACAGCGCCCTTATGGGTGACATGATCCAGATATTGAATAAGCGGCTTCGCTGGCTCAGCTGAAGCTTGCTTAACTTTGTAGGCGAATCGTCCGCGTGGCTGTAGCATAGGGTTCTCCCTTTGGGTTAACAGATCAGATATACGAATACTCTAAGCTCTTGGCTTGCGCTTGAAACAATCGAGGGCGCGCAAATTGTAGCATTATGCAATCCTCTTCTGCTATCGCGCGTTGAGCAACGAGGAGCCAGAAGCGGATTTCAATTTGCCAATAGCGCGCGAGGCGCTTTTCAATGCAGTGCTCATTCATGTGGGCTCTCCATTACCAATAGGGCATTTGGCAGCCCACTCAACAAGCTTTGCCATGCAGCGCTCATAATAGCGCTTGGCGAACTCTGCTTCGCGTAGCCAGTTCTCCATCTGATAAACGCACTCAGCAAGCGAGGGCTCCCCGAGGTCGACGTGGCGCTCTACAGGGGCAGCGCTGCCCCCTGAGACGGTTGTGGGGACGTCGTCGGTCATGTGGGTGCATCCTTATGAGCGAAGCGCCCACGAGGGCGCAGCGCTGCTTCTACGGGCGGTAGCGGGCGGTCCGGAAGCTCGAGTATGCGCTCGACCCAAGCCCCGGGTACAAAGTCAATCGCTTTGTAGCTCAGCATTGATTGATAAGAGAAGCCAAGCGCTCGCGCTGCTGTCGCGAGCCATGGTTTGTCGATATCCATCTTGGCAGCGCAAATGTCGACAAATGCGTTCCAGGTATACCGGCGCGTTTTGCGCGCGAGATCGTGGTGCGTTTGCATCACCCACATTTCGCGCTCGTAGCGCTCGTTGAGCGTTTCGGGCCCGTGTATGCAGAGACGAACATCGGAAACGTGAATGCCGTGCTTCCCTAACTGCTGAAGCAGCAAAATGTTGTCGGGGCGATCTAGCAGCCCGCGCAAGATAGCGGACAAGCGCTCCTCGAGCGCTCGCCGTTCCTTTAGTTTAACTTTGTAGTCGTCGTCGGTCATCGTCCTAACCCATCATCCCGGGGAACTCGACGCCCTCGGTGCGCTCGATATCTTCGCGCACCTCTTCGATAAAGAGGTGCCACTCTTCGGTTGGATCGTCCGCTCCATCTTTGAGTTCTTCCGCTTCCGCATCGCACCAGGACTCAATCATGCCGCATGCTTGCTCAGCGAGCATCGCGGCATTCTCGAGGCGGACCGCACGTGAGGTGCGGTCGCTCTTGCGCTTGGGCACATAGAGCATGACCTTAAACTTTTGCTCTGCTGCTGTGTCGGGCGGGTTTCGTTGCTCGATACCCTCCAAGGTATCGGCGGTCTCGCTGAGCGTTTTAATGCGCGGGCTGCTTTGCAGCGATTCAGGCGCGCTGTCGACGATCTCGCGCGCCTCCTCTGCTAGCTCTGCGACCTCGTTGTAGAACGACTCTATGGCGCTGAGCGTGCTCCAGTCGGACTCGACGAGTTTGTATGCGTTACTGGCCATTGCGTTACTCCTTGTTGGGGTCAGTGAAGTCGATCGGCAGGTTGTTCCGCTCGCACCAGAGCCGGAAAGCGTCCCGCGCCTCGTCAATCGCGGAATACTCTCGGTTAGCGATAGCGCGAGCGCAGGTCGTTTGAAAGGACTGCATGCGCTTGAATAGCTCGTCGACGTGTACCATAGCGGTTACTCCTTGTTGCGGTTAGCGAAACGCCCGCGGGGCGCGAGCTTGGGTCGGGGCAGCGGCACGATCGGCGCGTCGAGAGATATACGCACCAAATCCTCCGGGAAGCATGATACGGGCTCGCGCGTGCCATCAAAGAGGATGCGATATGCGCGACAGCCGAGGAACTCAGCGACCTTGCCCGTTGTCCCGGGTGCGATGTGCTGCCCGAGGATAGGGGGTTGCATCGCAGCGACGCGCGAGCCAATCGAGAGTTTCATGAATGCGGTCATTAGATCAACTCCTCTCCGCCAACGAACCCGCATTCGATCTTGTCCGCCTCTTCATCCATGTCCTCGGCGGTCGGCGCGAAGCAATCGTCCGGATCGGGATAATCATGGTTGCAGTGCATCGTGGGGTCAGCGCGCAGTTCGTCGGCCATCCAGCGATAATAGCTCGCGTCATCATACTGTTCGCGGAGAATGGTCGTCTCGAAGATGTAGCGGAGGCAGCCTTCGAGGTGCTCGCGCTCGTCGGTCGTGTAGGTGAATGTCGTGGTCATAACGGTTCTCCGTTGGGTCTCAGGGGGAGGGGGCTCGCGCCCCCGTAATCAGCGATAAAGGTCTTGTTCGGCGAAGATGCGACGCACCCGCCAGTCGTGGCCGTTGAGGTCCTGCTTGATTGTCGCGATGGCGAAGAGTAGCTCGGCGCAGCGACCCTGGCGGCTCTCGATAAGCGCTCCATCGGCGGCCAACCGCAAGATGACCTTGTCGAGGAGCTTGCATTCGGTGAGTGCGCGTTTGCTATACACTTTGGTATCGAGATAGCAGCCGAGTTCCCACACGGACTCAAGGAAGCTCGCGACCGATGCCGGCGCGTCAACCGCGCGCAAGGTGTCGATGGCGTCGCGGTACTTTTGCTCAGATACGGCGTGGTCAGGCATCGTGGTGGCTCCGTTCTCGGAAGCAGCGATCTTGCTGCCCCCCTTATATACGGGCGAGTGCTTGTGGACGCAAGCACAAAAGCCGCTATCGCCCGTGCTTTGGCGCATAGCGGCGGTGCAAGAGAGGCCGCTCTATATACGCGGAAAGTGCTGGTCTCTGTGACCGTGCGCGCGTATATAGAGATCGCGCGATCAAGCGCCCCACGGAGAACCGTATCATGCGACGCGTCGTTATTCTCAAAGGACTGAAAGAGTTCATCGGCAAGACCGGGACGGTCAGCCATAAAGAGGGGACCTACCTCCGGGTCATACTCGACCAGCCGGTTGAGATTGAGGGCATCGGCAAGGTGCGCGATGACCTTTGGGAGCCGTCCTGCCTCAGAACAATCCGCGCGCCGCGCTGACCTCAACAAGGAGCTACTACGATGACCGACACAAATGTACGCTTGGTGCTGACCGAGAATCAGATCCGCGAGCTTCTGCGCAACCTGCCGCAAAGCGAGACGCACTGCTTATCGAGCGCGCATTGGCAAGAGGTTTGCGCGCTGCGCGACAAGCTCAGCATGGCGATTGGAGAGCAAGGGGACTGGTGAGCTAGAGCGCTCGCGCAATAACCCAAGGGTCCGCCATAGCGCGGACCCTTTTCATGTCCACCAAGATTTCGCTTGCCTTGGCTTTGTTGCGCTTGTATATATCACGAGCGCGATCAAGCGCGCCGCTCTTTGAAAAGGACAGAAAATGGCTTGCTATATCATCCAGATTTCGGACACTCAACTGGACTACCTAATCGATGCGCTACTGGAAGCCAAAGAAGCGTATGCGTTCCGGCTCGAAACTTTATACTGCGATCCAGAGGAGCCGCGACCAGGGGTTCAGCTAGATGAAATTCAGATGCTAGCATATTCACTTCTCGAACTACAAAAAGGCTCGCTCGCGCATATGAAAATCGCACCTATGATTGAATCGAGTTTTGATCCAACGAAAGCTCGGCCAACTGCATTGGAACAAGCGGACGACGATGCGCGCATGCGCGATGCTGCTTTAAGGGGGGAACAAAGCACTTTCATAAACGAGCGCGGCTATGCTTACGCGCCTCCCAGCAAAGAATTTTCCAAGTTGAAATTGCATCCGAATCTAGAAGCTAAACTGCGAGAGCGACGTGAAACGATCGCTAAGAAAATGGAGCAACATAAGATATTGCTAGAGAATTGAGTTTATGTAAGGGGGCTTCGGCCCCCCTTTTTTTGTTCACTTTTTGGCGCGCAGTAGCTCAGCAGCGCTCTTGCGCGATCCGCGTAGCACAGTGCTCAGCAGATTGTCGCCCTCGTTGATGAAGTCAAGGATCTTGTCCTCGATTGGCGCGCAGACGAGGTCATCGATAATCAGCGGACGATCGCCCCGCGCCATGGGCCGAGCTTGCGCTTGTGCGCGCGTGATCGGGCTGCACGGGCTTTCAAAGAAACAAAGATAGTCCGCTTGCGGTAGGTCGATTGAGGTACCACCTGTTGCCGCATTGGCAACGAGGATCTGCGCCGCGCCGCTTTTGAAACGCGCGATCTCGACTGGCTTGTTCTTTGTATCGCCATGCAGCCAGGCGTTGGTGATCTTGCATTCATCGAGCGTTTTGCAAATAAGCTCGCCGGTGTGGATATACTCGTGGAAGATCAAGCATTGCATCCCCGGTTCTAGTTCAGCGACGAACTCGCGCAACCAGGCGAGCTTGACGCTATTTGCGAAATGGATGATATGCTGCGCGCCTTGTTCGTCGACAAATGGCACATAGCCGGATGCGATCATGCGCAGCTTGGTAAAGATCGCTTCAACTTCAACCGTCTCGTCAAGTCTTAACTTTAGCAAGCCATCAACCATGCGATCGTAGGCGGCGGCTTGCTCGTCGCCCATCGTTAGCTCAACGATGCCACTAAACACTTCCGCTGAGCGCACTTCATCCTTACCGTAGGATAGCGCGAGCGCATCAACCTTGTATTGAAACAGCGGCATCTTGCGCTTGTCAAACGCGAGCGTGAAACCATTGCGGCTGTATTGCTCTTTTCTTCCAAACGCGAACTCGAAGAACTTATAGGCGCGCCCGAAGTGTTTACCGCCATCGATCAAGAACGCCTGCGACCATATGGCGAACGGCTTACGTCCTATCGGGGTACCAGTCAGTCCGATGCGATAGCGACAGCCCTCAACAAGCCCAGCAGCGAGTGTAAACGGCAGTCCAAAGGGGTTCGCATAGAAATGCGTCTCGTCGATTATCGCATGATCGAAGAAGCTCGCTGCGATCTCGAGTGCTTGGTGATCCGCGTAGAGCTTGTTGGCCTCTTTCTTTTTGCTGAAACGCTTAACCGAGAACAATTGTTGCATTGTCGATATCGACATGATTATAAGATCGCAATCACTTAAACATGCTGCTATGAAATCGTCCTGCGAGCTTGGACCAGAGGCCACAAGTTTTGCTGTGAGCGTGCTATGTTGCGCGGCTTGCGACAGCCAGACCTGAGCGCCAATCGGCGCGTGCGCTAATATCAAGCCTTTCTTGCGAGCGATATTAGCGCGTTTAAGTTGCGCAGCCCAGTCGAGCGCGATCTTGCTCTTGCCCAGCCGCATCCAGTAGAACAATAGAGCGCGCTGCATGTATAGTGCGAACGCGACACCCTCTAGTTGATGCGGGCGAGATTTAGTTACTTCTTTGTAATACGCGCCAGTTGTATTGTAGATCATGCGCAGCAGTTCGTCGGGATCCGCGCCTTTGAAAGTCGGCCTTTCCGCGAGTGGTCGGTTAAGGAAGTTGTTGATGGCTTCAGGATCAATCGCCATGGATCACCACTTGTCCGGATCCAGATCGACAAGGATTGGCTCACGTCCACCATTGCGAGCGAGTATGCACTTGTTTGGATTATCTCGATAGGGCGATACATGCGGGTGGTTAGGTATGCCGCGCAGCCCCGCCTTGCGCAGTAAGCCAACCTCTTGATTGGTCAGCGTTCGGCCCTCTGGCGGGATTGGTTTAACAAGCGCTCGATAGCTCATTCAATCGTCCTGTTCCTCTCCGTTGAAACGATTGATTTCCTCTTCTAGGTGTTTGTTCATGTAGCATGAGTCTATACAAAACTGCCCTGTTGGATAATTTTGGGTTATCATTGAAACCCATTTGTCTTCAGTATTGCGCGCAGCATCGACAAGCACTCTCGCGAGACCGATCTGGCGCTCGGCATTTGTGCGCGATAGCGTGCAGACGATATCAGCTGTTTGTGTTTTCGTGAAGTCCTCGCTGACATGCTGCGAGCTAACAACGCGGGACATATCACCGACGCGATTGGCTTGCGTTACAACCACCAGTGCTAGATTACGTGCGACAGCGATACCGCGCAATTGTCTGAATATCTGCGAGGTATCCGTGCGTATCGAGTCGCCACGTATCGACATGAGATCGGGATAGTCGATAATCAACAAATCTGGACGAAAGTTATCCTGCCGGGCGAGGGTATCGAGATAGGCGTTTAGTTGCGCGATTGTCAGCGATGAAGTGGGGAATTCCTTAATCAGCAAGCGGGGTCGGTTCTTTAGTGATGTTAGCCTTTGCATGACGTACGACTTTGTATCAAGCCCCAGGTTCATCGGCGTGCGCGTATCGAAATCAAGCGCGACCTGACCCATAGCATTCTTCACGAAGATTGGCACGCGTATCGTTTCTGCTTTGCCATAGGTCATCGCGAACAATGCTTGCACGTAACGTTGACTTGTGATCTCTTCGCTATTCTCGAGCGTGATATGTAAGACGGACTTGCGGTGCATGATCCCTTGTTTACCAATTTCAACAAGCCACCATGACTTGCCGCTCTTCTTGGCGCCGATAATCAGGAACATCGTCTTACGCTGCGGGCGGACGCGGCGCTGGTCCAATATCTCAACGCCGGAGGGGAAGAAATCTGATTCAACTTCGTTAAGGAATGCCAGCATCTTTTCGGCATCGTGCAGCCAGATCCCCGGGGAGGACGCGATGCCGATGTCTTGCTCGTGTAGCGCTCGCTGCGCACCTTCCAGATCCCCGGCCTGCAAGGCGTCAGCAGCCGTTTCAATTGTCATCGCGAGCTTGCGTACTGTGATGAAGCGCGACAGCTCTGAGAGTACGTAGGGGGGCTGTAGGTTCGGCGTTAGCGCTTCCATCGCCTCGAGGATATCGCGCAGGATCTTGCCATCATTCCCGCGCCGCAACTCGTTCTCGAGGATATCGTAAAGATGCGCCCCGGGCGGGTTGCTATAGTCACGGATATATTCAAACGCGACTTCAGCGATCTTGCGGTAGTTACGCGTTGAAAAGAGGTCAGGGGTTAACTCTAAAGTTAATGCGGATGCGTGCTCAGCGCTCCAGCATAAAAGGGTGAGGATGTTGTCCTCCAGCGACCCTTGCAGTAGCATCGGTCCGCCCTCAATCGAGGCCGAGTAGCTTATGCGTTTGTATGCTGAGTCGGTAGCTATGCTTTAGTGCGAGCGCGGCGGCGAAACCTTGATTGACCATTGTTGCTGGATCGTCAAGTTCGTCGCACGCTTGCACAAATACACGATTTCGATATTCAAGCGCTGGTCGGAACAACGGCGCCTTTTTACCTTGGATCTGGGTTGACATCATCGGCAAGCCATCGGACGGACTCACCTCCTCTTGTGCGCGTATGATGTATTTCCAGTAAACGTCGTACGATCGCGGCGTTTGAAGTTGCACAACAATCGATGGCGTCTTGGGCGAGCAAACAATCGTTAAACGACTTGATCGTTCGTTGGGTTCAACGCGAGAGGTTAAACCATCATCGGGCCAAACGGTGCCCGCTGTTTCAATCTGAAAACGCATCGACTGCGCGCTTGGGTGATCGATAAGCGAGCGTAATGGTTGAAGCATTGGTTCGCCGCCTGTGATGATAACAAGGTGACAATTGCGCTCAATCGAGAGGTTGCGGATGCGCAGCATGAGTTCATCAGCGCTCATTTCCTCCCCGCCCTCGAAGGCGGTGTCGCACCAAAAACAACGCAGATTGCAGCCCGCTAAGCGGACAAAGATCGAAGGCGTACCAACGAGTGGGCCCTCGCCTTGCAGCGTATAAAAGATTGAATGCACGTTAAACCCTTCCGCTATAGAGCGGGAGCGCGCAACCTCGTTGGTACCAAGCATGTTTAGCCCTCTCAGTTTAACTCAGCATATGCCGAGCACTTTCTTGTTTCTTCAACTATGACCTTTCTGCAATATACGCCCGTATCGCGCAACTGCAGGGGCGCGACACGATGCAGTAAATGAAGCGCCATGTTCTCAGCTGTGGGGTTAAATGGGACGCGCACAATACTTGACATGGCCTCGATGATATCGCAGTCAGTATCTTGAAGAATTAACTGTGCGAAGGGATCTGCATCCCAGAGGATCATTTTGTGATCCCAATAATCCTCGAGCCAGCTGCATAAGCGCCCTTTAACCACGCTGAAATCGATCACCCGACCGAGTGCGTCAAGCTCGCCCGCGCACTCGAAATGGATGCGATAGTTGTGACCATGCAAGCCTTTGCACTTGCTTTCATGTCCAACTACTCGATGCCCGCACGAGATATCGTGATACCGAGATATCGAGACTTTTTGCACCATATTGGGCTATTAACTTTCCTGTTGAGGTTTACTCTTCGACGTTCGTGAGCAGTTGAATGTGGGAACCGCTCTCCGTTTTAGTTACCATATATACGCGGTCGAAGCTGTTTAACTGTAGGCTGCGGTGATCGCAGACCCAAATGGCTTTCTTTGTGCTAATAACTCGATTCCGCAAGCATTCAAACAGGTCATCGATGCCGCTACCACCAAGGTGCTGCGTTGGTTCATCCCATACCTCGAAGTCGATTTTAACGCCAGCCATCCGCTGGATCAGAGAGGCGAGCCCAAGCGCTGAGGCTAAACGGATACGCTGCGCTTCACCGCCCGAATACGCTTCCCATGGTGCACTCGAGGCTGGCGATGCTACGCGGATATGGATGCCGGTACGCAGCGAGCCCGATTTGGTCTCGAGTTCTGTTGTATAATGCAAGCGCCAACCAACGAGCCCGAGCGCTGCGGCAGCCGTTGCTGTTTCAATCTCCAGCTGAGCGAGGATCCGTTTAACCATGAACAGGCGTACGCGCTTGAATGCTGCTTTCCAAAACTCCATCTCGCGCTGCTTGAAGATGACGTTCGCTCGCTTACGCTGCGCTTGCCGCAAGCGTGCTTTGACAGCTGCGATCTCGGCCTTGGCTTGCTCGTATCGCGCGACATGCGGGTTTGGCGCATCGATCATAACATTTGTCGCGCGTACAGCTGCCTCGATTATTTGTTCTTGTGCTCGATAGTGTGCGGCGGCGTCCGCTTGCTGCGCGATCAGAAACTCGCGCTTGCGTGCTAGCTTTGCGTGTTCAGCGACCATCGCTTCAAGGGCTGCGCTGATAGCATGCGTTTCAGTACCATTGGTTTTGATCTGGCGCTCTAGTTGTGCCTTCTCACGATGCAGCTGTTTAATCACGCCATCCGCGAACGTCGCGTTAATCGTTTGCTGACACGTTTCACAAACGCGCGAATGTTGGTAGAATTGCAAGCGCTTGTCGGCTGCTTGCATCGCGGCGAACAGCGTACGGTATTCAGCTTCCTTTTGTGCTTTAGCTGTTTGATAGCTTCGGACGCGCGCGTCAAGCTCTACGCGTGGGGGCAGCGCTTGAACAGCAGCGGATGTCTTCGCTATCAGGGGCTTGAGTTCGCTCAATCCAGCCTCGAGCGCTTCAACCTCCTTGATCGCTGCTTCAACGCGCTCGTTCTGCCCCTCTTGCCAAGCCGCGATCTCGGCTTCGATCTCAGCGAGCGTTTCAGCACCCTCTAGCTTCCCCTGACAGAACGCGATCTCGCGAGCGATCGCTTCCCCCTCGCGAGATAGCTCTGTGCTTCGCTCTCCCGCCCGCTCAGAGGCTTTCAACCAGAGCCCCATATCTAGTACCGCGTCAAGCAATGCCCCCCTCTCCGGGCTTGTGAGGTCGATTAGCAGGGGTACCGCTTGCCCGAACACAACTGAATGCAAAAAGGGATCTTTTGGCAAGCCAATCAAACGGTCCACGTCGCGCTGTTCGGCTGGCTCGCCGTTGATTGTCAGCTTGTTCGGCGAGCCCGAGCGCTCGATGGCAAGCTCGTCGTCATCGATAATCCAATACGTTGTTACGCAGGGCTGCTTTTCGCCCCATGAAACAAGATCAGAGGCGCGCATGCCCTTGACGGAGACGCCGTAGAGGCAATAAACAAGGGCATCCCACAACGTACTCTTGCCAGCTCCGTTCGCCTCTAAGCGGGGCTCAACCTGATTGTCGCCCGTGAGGAAGATCAACCCGGACGCCATCGGCATTTCAAACGTCGTTGTTTCACGAAACGAGCGGAACTTATCGATGACAATTGAGTGGAATATTATGTTACGCATGGTTAAACCTGGCTATTCGTTCGGAGGATCGCTGCTGTCGTAGGCACCCGCATGACTTTGTTAAACCGCTCTTCAAGCTATCGGACCTGACGCGCGTCTTACGGCCGCACTCACATTGACATAACCAGAACGCATTCGATTCCGCGTGGGGATCACCATACCCGCCAGGTGGGGTGCGATGCAATACGGTTAAACGTGCGAACACTTGCCCTGTTAAATCGATGACGCGCTTGCTCGGCCCGAAGTTAGTCATCCAATCGTCTCCCTCAGCAGTTCAAGTCCCGCGTTGAACATAGCATCGTTTATGTCCTCGGCATCGGCGAACAGACGCAGGATATATTCAGGATCGTTTTCCGGAGCTATATCCGCCGCGTTATCCGCAGCGCGCGTCCCTTCGATCTCAGGTTCAATGCTAAACAATCTGACCTGATAATGTTCCGCCCAAGCAAGCATCCAATCTTGCATAGCGGACCATTTCTCGATATCTGCCAGAGCGAGTTTACAGATGATGCGCGCTTGATCTCCAGGGCGCGTTAATACGCGTTCGAGATCCTTTGTCGTATCGATGCGCAACATTAACTTTTGAATTGAGATCAGAGGGATTGTTCGCGCGAGCGTATAGTCGTCGTTTAGCTCTAGCATCTGGCAGGGGTAGCTATCGCCGAACGCGACGGGATGCGGCGCGCCAACATACTTAACCCGCTTGACAACCTGCGTTGTATGTATGTCGCCGGAGTAGACTTTTAACTTTCGAGGAAACTCTGGCATCTTATCATTGTCGAGGATGTAGCCGTTATTCCCCTTGGCGCCGGATATGGTTTGATGGATCAATGCAGCGCGATAATGATTGAAAGGAATGTTAGCCCAATCGCTAGCTGGATCGCTGCTATAGGGCAATAAGAGTAAATCCTCGAGCGCGTGCGGCTTCGTTATGAAGGTGAGATATTCCGAGAGTGAGTCGAGGAATTGCCAATACGGCGTCCCACGTAATGGTTTGTCATGGTTACCCATGAGGATATAAATCACAGCGCCCTTATCTGCGAGCGCTTTGAATTTAGTTATGAGACGATTAACAAGCTCAGCGCTATGGCGGTCCTTACGATCGCAGATATCCCCCAGATGGAAGATGCGCGTATGGTCCGCCCCTTCAAACATCCAATCATCAAGCGCGTCGAATGCCCGCCACCTGTATTCATTTTGCGGGTTATCATCCAGGTGCCAGTCGCTTGTGAGTAATATCATCGGGCCCCTCTAGCAGTATAGTTGGATCAACAGTAATCAGCATATCCGACAATAGCATCGCGAAAGTGCTGCCACGATGCAAAATGTGGTACATAGGCAAGATCGAAGCACGTTTACTTGGCTTGCGGGCTGCGAGGAAGCGATGCCCTATACGGCCATTCACGAAGACAAGCGGCTCGCGATGGTTTTGTCGCGCGATAAGCATATACTCAAGCCCGATGCTGCGTGCTTGTCGATTGGCTAAACGAATGATCTCGCCCAAAGCCTTGCCGCCTTTTGGATCCCAAAAGTGAGCCTCAACGCCAAGGTCCGCCAGATGCTTGCATTCAACCGAGAAATTCTCGAGGAACTTAAACGCGAGCGGGTGCGCTGCCATGATGTCGCCGGGCATGCGGGACGAGCGCTCACCCTTACGCTCGAGGATCGTGAAGCTACCGCCACTTAAAACGTTACGTGTGAAGATATCGGGGCGCTGATTATTTGTTAACCAGAGCGAGAGCGCTTTCCCAACCTGGCGTTCCCACTCGGCGCCCTTAGCGTGTCCACCGCCCTTACGCATGGTCTTCGATTATTGAAACGGGCACGCCGGACCTGCGGGCTTGTAAGACCATGTTGAAGGTCCCGCGTGATTGCTCGATTGGCTTGTTAATAAACGCGAGCACCAGATCCGGCTTACCCTCGCGCAGCATACGAGCGTTTCGTTGCGGGCCAGCGCTCTGTCCGCGCTGCACCCATGCTGCGTTATAGGTTTCAATGGGAATGTCGTGCGCGGCTGCCCAGTAGCGGGCGAAACGATCCGCTCCGAGCGCCCCGCCTTCAATCAGGACTGAAACGCTTTTAGAGCGACGCAGTCCTTCAAGCGCTTCATCAATCAGGTGATAATCGGTAAAGTCGCGACTTCCGCAAACGAGCACGCGCATGTCAAGCGTACTTCCTCATGGCGGGCTCGAGTGCGTCTTCAATCTCTTCCCAGCGTGCTCGGCATGTTCGCGCTAGCTCAGCGTGCAGACCATTGACAACCTCCCGGTCCTTATCAGCACGAGCCCGCTTCAGCAAGCCGCCGCACTCCTCGAGGCTCATATCGGTTAGATGGCGCTCGCCCTTGTTCTTCTTGAGCCAATCGAGCATGGATTGTTCGTCGTCCACCCCATAGCTAAATAGGATCGTGAAATCTGTTTCACGAAACGGTCGACCGACCTTGTTCTTTTTGTTACGAGCGCGGACATTGACCCCAACGATCCGCTCAACGCCTGTTACTGTGCGCTTGATCTTTTGGATTTCAGACAGCCAGACAACCTGCGACGCGTAGAAATCAAGCGCACGTCCGCCCGATCTTGTTTTTGTCTCGCCAAACGCGACGCCGATTTTATCTCGTATCTGTGAGATTACAATCAGCGTGCAGCGTTTCTCGCGCAAGTCAGCTGTACGACGTCTAAACATCTCAGACATCGCTTTGGCTTTACCCACGCCATAGGTCGCGTCACCTATCTCGCGCGCCGCCTCAGCCGCATCGCTGAGCGCGTCGAGGGAATCGAGCACATAGAGATTCGGTACGCCCGTCGGACGGCCCGCGAGCCAGCGTGAGAGGTCCTTATCCATATCCTCAACGGTACGGATTTCCTCAGACCAATTCACGCCCTTTGGCATTCCCATCGAGTGCGCGTAGGGCATATCAAAAGCGGCTTCCGATTCGCGATATGCGATGTGCTCGGCTGGATATTGTTTGGCGAAGTTAGCACATGCTTCAATCGCGAGGAGCGTTTTGCCCGCTGACTTATCGCCAACGATATTGGCGACGCGCCCCTCAGCCCATCCCCCTCCAAGGACGCAATCGAGCAACGTTGAACCCGAGGGTATGAACCGCAGCGTTTCTTGTTGTTGTATCTGGGCGCGCGCCATATCGCAGCATCCTTACCGGTTCTTGAAGCGAGCGCGGAGTTCGTCGGCGCGCGCTTTAGCAGCGACAGCCGGGTCGACAGATGCTGCTTCGGGCTTAGGCGAGGGCTTGACGGTAGCTCTGCGCGTTGGCTGAACCGGCGCCTCTTCCTCAGCAACGGCTTCCTCGTCTTCCTCCTCAGCGACCTCTTCATCGTCCGCCTCTTCGGGCTCCGGCTCAGGTTCTGGCGCTTTAGCTTTCGCCGCGGATCCGCGCGGCTGAATTTTAGCTCTCGCTGCGCCATTGCCGTTAGCGCTCGCTGCGGCGCCGTTTGGCTTTGCGGCGGGACGATCGGTATCGGCATCGTCATCGCTTGTGCCGCCCTCGTAGATGGATTTGATTTCATCATACGAGAGATAAACGATAGCGTTTGGCAACGGCTCTTCAGCGATGAAATCGATTATATCCTGGTCAACCGAGGATGGACGCCGCGCGACCTGCGTGCCCATATATTTTGTCGCGATGCCCTCGCCCGTTTTGTCGAACGAGATATCGTAGCCATTCTCTGGATCGTCAATCTGGTAATACTCGCCGGTCGCGCGGTCTTTTGAAACCTTAACAAAGTCGCGGTCGAGTGTCCACGGCATGGACCAAATCATTGGCCCCTTGGCTTCATCTTTGCGATCTAGCATCCAAACAAGCACGCGCTTGTTCGCCTGTAGCTCGCGGGCAAGCTCTTCATCGCCGGTACGCTGCGCTCTTTGGCGGGCTTCACAAATCGGGCACTTTTTATTCTGCATATGGTTGATGCAGATAATTGATGCGCGATCCGGCCCGATGCCAAAGTGTACATAAACCTCGAGGCCGTAATGTTCGGGATCTTCCCAGGTTGGAGGTAAGATGCGAACGTAATTATCTCCCTTTGGCGGGTTGTATTGTTTATAGTCGTCTTTGATGATGCCCTTCCAATCGCTCCCTTGCTGATTGGCTCGCTTTTCCCAAGCATCAACCGGGCGAGGTTTGTACTTAAATTTCATTGCCATCTGTTGCTCTCCTTTGGTTAGCGGCAGCTTGCGATTGCTGCTTAGCTCGCAGTTGTCGGGATTCATCGATGCTGCGCATAACGCCCATGGTAAATGTGCGCCCCAGGATATACGCAGCGATTATGCCGAAGAATATACAGAGAAGGGCTCTTAACAAGAACAGCAATTCCACCACTAGAGTTTCCATGTTACACCAGATTAGTTGAGGTTCACTCCGGTTTCCGTATGACGGCTCGCCGTTTAACAGCGAGTTCTTCCTTTTGTTTTGTGTACGCGGCATTTGGCGCTAAATACCCGGCGATCGTTAGCTCTGCTATGCGCCTCAACGCGCCTCCCTTCTCTTTTGTTGAATCAACCAAGCCCTGCCAGTAAGCCAGGTCATGTTTAGCGTCCTCATATTCGCGTGTAGCCTCGATAACCTTGGTGTCTAGCTGCACAAGTGATGCGATACGTATTTCGGATAGTTTTTCCTCACTGGTTAAACGTAACGTTTGCGCTGCATCCGCGATGCAAAGGTCGAGCGATGATTTGGCTTCATCGCGCAATTGTAGCGCGTCGGCGGCGATCTCGATAACATCTTGTAAGCGGGCTGGGTGCTCGATAAGCTCCTCGTCTAAACGTAGCATGTCGATACGCAATGCAGCGCGCAAGCTCTCGTAGGTCTTCTGCTTAAACATTTACCCGCTCCACATTATGCGGCCGATGGCTGCGATAAAAGCGATTTTCTTGTCAAACGTATCGGCGGGAAAGACAAGCGCCTCGAGCACAGCCCACATATTTCTAGCTCGTCCTTCTTCCTCTGTTTGCAGCAGCGCACTGGCGATATATCGTCCCGCCAAGATCGATGCCTCTTCGAAAGATTCCGCCTCGATCCTTTGCAGCCCTTCGCGCACAATCTTCCAGGATCGCTTGCCGCTTAGCAGATGTTGTAACAAATCGATCATGGGGTCGCTCGCTTCAACAAGCGAGATCACGCGTTTAGCTTCCTCACGATCTGAAACGTCATGTACAGCTTGCAGGATCGATAGCGCTTTACGCGGCTGCCCTGTCGCAGATGTTACAACAAGTGCGAACACGTCCGGGTGGACCTTCATGTCTTCACAATCGATGACAACCGTTAGCAGGTCCTCCATCTCTTGGCGAGCGAGGGGATTGAGCACGACATGAAAACAGCGCGTACGGATTGTTTCAGGGACCTTGATAAGTTCTGTTGTGCATAATGCGAGATAGCAATGGTTCGGTGGCTCCTCGAGTAGCTTTAAGATGGCTTGCCAAGCAGCGCGTGAGAGTGCGTGCGCCTCGTCGATAATCATCAATCGGCGACCCTCAACGCCAACGAATGAGGTATGCTGGCTGAACTCAACAAGCTCGCGCATCGCATCAACGCCATTATGGGAGGCCGCATCGATCTCTAATAGGTCCGCCTCAAGCTCAGAGCCGAGTATACGAGCGCAAGTTGTCTTGCCCACCCCTGAGGGCCCAGTGAAGAGGAAAGCGTGCGGGCGGGCCCCTGAGGCCAGCGCACGACGGAGTGCCTTGATAGCGAATTCATGCCCGACGACCTCTTGCCAGTCGAGCGGGCGATACTTGTTAATGAGCGATAGTGATGCGGCCTCGGACATCAGTAAGGATCCTCGTCATACAGGAATGGTTCGCGCGCTGCTATACGGTTATGACGATCGGCCCAGCCATGCAGCCATTCGTTTCGTGAATGGCGCTGCGTCTCTTTGTCGTACGGATTGGCCTCTTTATGCAAGCCCATGCGCTGAGCGTGCCAACCATCCATAAATTGTAGACTGACCTGCTGGCGCACTTATTCCTCCTTTGCTCGCAAAGGGCACTCAGCGGGGCACGACGGTGCTATTGGCTGAGGCCATGCAAGGTTTGTTTTGCATATCGGACATTCCCATTCCTCCTTTGGCAAGGGTTGATGGATAACATGCAATACGCGTCCATCGGGGAGGGTGAGATCGAACGGCGGCGGGCCGTAGCCCTTAGCAACGAGTTCGCTCTTCGCGATCACCCGCCAGCCGCCAACCTGGGGATCGATGTATCCCCAGGGCAGCCCATCATCATTATTCTGCAGCACGTTTCTCGATCTCGTTAACGGTGAGTATCATCTGGCGATCGTCGCCGTCATGAGTACGCCGCCAGCGCTCCATCTCGTAAGCACATTGTTTCGCTTCATTAACCTGGGCGAGATCGGAGCGGGGCTTGATCCCCGCTTCTACGGCGGACTCGCGCATGAGTGCCCAAAGTTTAACAAGCAACGGCGCGTCCTTGTCATGCGCGCGCACAAGGAAGTAGGGCTCGTCGTCGCCGAGTGCGGCGTAGCAGTCGAACGATCCCGGATTGCGTTTTGTGCTCATATCAACTCCTTCTCTTGTGCGAGCCACGTTGGTATTGTTAAGATCGCCGCTTCATAGGACATCCCGGGCGAGTCATTGGCTTCATATTCCGCCAACGATTTGGGCACCCAAGCGAGCTTGTCGGTTGACCAAGACTGTACTTTCCAGGCCTTCTCCGTTTCAGCGAGAATTGATACTTCAACATCAACAACCTCTGAACCTTTAGCCGCCATCTGGTTTGGCTCCCGGCGAGTATTATTGCGTTGCCACTGCTTCATCGTACAGCGGGGGTTCAATCACTCTCGTGTAGAATGGTCATGATGATTACTCCCATTCATGCCACGTACCATTTGGATAAACAATGCCAAAAGAGGCCTCACCTTCATGCTCATCAACATATTTCAATGCCTCTTCGAGAGTATTAAATTTACCTACTTCCGCACCACCTTGTCCCTGGGTGGCCATGATTGTGTATTCTTGTTTGGTCTTAGGCAAAGCGGTCATCGGCGGTACTCCCCTAGCTTTTTGCGCATGTCTTCGGTAGATAGCATAGGCGAACGATTCTCAATCCAGCCGTTAGTATCGTTTAACAAGGGAGCTACGAGCACCATCGCTTCACGTCCCGCTTGTGCAAGTCCATCGGACCAGCGAACGATAGCAGGTAGCCTATACTTTTTGGCTGCTTTTGCGAGGAAGTCGCGTAGAGCGGGATCACGATGGGAATCAGGACGCGCTGCATCAACCCAAACTTGAATCGCGTCGACGGGCTCGTCATCGATTAGTATTGTTTGCGGCATGGGATCAATCGCGTAACCCGAGATATCAGGTCGCTTCATCGCCGCGGCATCTTCATGAAATAACCATACGCAGGACCACGCTTTACAAGGGTCTGGACGGTTTGCGTAGATCGCGCACCCCTTAGAACATTGGTGCTTGCACCGCTCCCCAGCGAGCTTGTTAAGCGGCTCCTCTACGGGAACATGCGTACAGCAGAATTGGCAAGATCGGCAAGCGCGCCCGTGAAGAGGTTCGCCAAAGATTGACCACCCATTATCGGTGGTTACTCGATTCATCGATGATACTCCCCTGTAAAAGTCGTGACTTCCGCGAACTCGGCCCAGTTATACCCGACCTTAATTTCAACCATCCAGGGCACAATCTGCCAGTTAAACCGCACCTTGATTAGCTCAGCCGCGATTATCTCGATATATGCCTCGAGCACCGATGGTTCCTCGGGTAGGATAAACGTCAGGTCGTCGTGGATGTTGATACGGGGATGCAAATATGGTTCTTTCTCAGAAACCGACAATTCTGATAGTGCGTTTTGTGCAGCGAGTACAACATGCGCACCGGTGCCTTGAACGGGCGTATTGATAACCTCGTTACCCCATAGGATACCATGCCGGATCACCCCGCAAAGCGTTTGCGTTGAGCCGGTATCTTGGTATTGCTGGCGCTGCATCTTAACCCACTGATACGCCTCTGGGAAGCGCTTCCAGAAACGCATTATCATCTCTTCAACGATATGCAAGGGGATACCCGTGCGCTCGCACACGCCTTTAGCATATGCGCCAAAGAACACGGCGAACACAAAATCAGACTTCAATATATCTCGTCCGCCCTTCATAACCTTTGCCATATCGGTTTCGTTTGTTTTTTCTTTCAACCGCTCTAGGTATGGCGGATGAAGTTCCAGCGCGACATCACGCCAATAGGCGTGTATGTCCTCTTTCTTTATTATGCTGGAGCATAGGGCGCGATCTTTGGTCGCGCAAGCATAGACGCGCGCTTCAAGTTGACCATAATCAAACGAAACGAGCACATGTCCTGGCGGGGGGATTATCTGTGCGCGCAGTTCATGGTGACGTCGTTTAGGAAAGTTTTGGATGTTAGGCGTATCGCTGCTGAGACGCGTGGTCGCTGTTAATAACGTGCTATATCGAGGGTGCAACAAGCCATCTGGCGATTCGGCAACGAGCTTGGCGATTGAATCCAGATAAGTGCTTTCCTGCTTGCTGCTTTCCCTAAAACTTAATACGTGTTTAACCAGCGGGTTATCTGCCGCCGCGGCGTTTAGCGCTTGGTCATCCGTGCTGAACCGCGCACCCTCAACCTGCTGACCATCATCGCCTTTTCGGCTTGTTTTCGGTAAGGTCACCCTACCGAACTCGACGAGCGCAGCGCCGACATGATCGTTTGAAGCGATGTTAAACTCTTGTTGTTTAATCGCTTCAAATTGTTTAACCTCATACAGTTTGGCTGCGGCTTGCTGCGCTGCGATACGTTGCCCTTGCCAGTGCTCTTTCAGGCGTGCGTTCTCAGCGAGGTCGACGGGCAGTCCGAGTAGCTCCATGCGGGCGGTGCTCTGGATGCTGCCAAGGAAGCGCTGGTAATTGTCTTCCTTAACTTTGTTGCGCAGCAAATTGTAGAGCAAGCGCGAGGCGAGCGCATCCAGTCCATTATAGGGCAGCGTTTTGTTAAGCGGCTCGTTCAGCATATTAGATCGGTTAACGCGGACGATCGACTTAAAGTCCACACCTAGATGGATGCGGGAGAGCATATCGAGCGAGAGTATCGTTTCACGTTCGTGATACAAACGTGCGAGAGCCATTGAATCATCGAAGGGCGCTGGCTCCCAATCGATGCCCTCGCGCTGCGCCATAGCCAGCATCCAAACAAGCTCGAATTCCGCGTTATGCGCGATCCAGGGATGGCTTGCTATGGTATCGAGCAGAAAGCGCAAGCCCCAGTTGTTAGGGCGTTCTGGATGTTCAACGGGAATCGCGAATGTTGTCTCGCCATCTGAGAATGCGGCTGTTAATATCCGCGCATCTTTCTGGAATGGCGTGAGTCCGGTTGTTTCAAGGTCGCAAGCGCGGGGGCCTTTCATTTGCCGTTTCAGCGCTAGCGCCTCCTCGAGGCTGTTGGGCAGTAAAACGCTCTGCGGATCGGGCTCCCATACCCTGGGTTCGCCCCACTGGTCGACATCGGTAAAGAAGCGTTTAATATCGGCCCTGAACACCGCATGAGCCGGTGACTTATCACCACCGGTACGTAAGATGTAGGAGGGATGCAGCACGGGGTAATACCAGTAGCAACGCTCCCCCAGACGCACGGGAAACTTGGTGCCGTGAATGCGCGTGATCGCTTGCCCCGGGTAGAACCGCGCCATCGGCACGCTACCGATCCCGAGGATGGCTTTGAAGTTGAAACGCTCAACATCCTCTTCGAGGTAGAGGCTACAAGCGTGCTGGTCGCGAGCGGATGGCGTCGCATTGCCCTTGGGGTGGCAGCGCACGGCGTTCTGAAATGCTACGCGCATGATATCACGTCCGGGGATCGCGCGGCGCAGCATGCGTCCAGATTCGCCAACAAACGCGGCGCCCTCGCGGTCCTCCTCTTCGCCCGGCGCTTCCCCTAACGCCAAGATGTCCGGGTTAACCGTATTCCCAGATATCTCCATTTGTGGGTTGCGCAGATAGCTCCAGGTAGCCTGCAGTGAGCAGTTATCGCAACCCCTTGGTGCGTTCTCGATATCGAAGGCAGCGCGAGACGTTTTAGCTCGCGGAGCCGGCTTGGTGATTGTTTCTTCCTCGAAGAAGAACCCCATATCGGCTACTCCGTTGGCATGCGCACAAAGGTCGCTAAGTGATAGGTGCCCGGTTTGCCGAAGCACGCCGCGTCTGCGAGGGCTTTGATCTTGTCGCCGTTAACCGTTGCTCGATTGCTCGACATGAGAGGCATATGTCGAGGTCCGAACGGCGTTTCAAGATCCGAGCTGATTATCGATTCAGTACCATTCGGATCAACATAAAGCCAAACATACATCTCTTCCATCATACCAGCCATTTGTTTACCCTTTCGTTTGAATGCCTCTAACCAGATAGTCAAAGTTAGGGTCGGTGCCGAAGAACACGAGCACGTGGCGCTCGATATGATCCAGAGCCAACTTATCAGCATACGCGAGCACGCGAGCCACGCGTATCGCATCAAGCCTGATCTCTGGTATATCTTCAGCGATCTCGAGGCCGTCCACCATATAGTACTCGTCGGAGGCTGCTGTGCCCTCAGCAAAGGAAAGCGATAGCGCACCTTCAGCGACGCGAAGCACAACATATGTATGTTGCTTCTCTTCAGACAGTGATGCAGCACGCTTGATAAAAGCGGCGATGCGCTCCCGCGGGATCTCTGCGACAACCTCTTTAGCACGGTAGGCGGACGTCAGTTGGGCGAGATCATGCTTCAGGGGTGCTGCTGGTCGCAGCATGAGCGAATACGGCTCAACGAACGCATGAACGGCGGTATCCGTGAGGTTTAACCTGACGGGCTTCTTTGCTTTTGTCTTGAGTATCGCAACAAGCAGATTGAGTGCATCGGGGCTGAAAGTTAGCTGCCCTGGGAAGAGCGGATTTGTTTTGCCTCCGCCGCATGCCGCGACAGTTACGTTGTCCGATGATAGCACAAGTAATTCATCGTTTCGATTATCGACAACCGCGCCATAAACGCCAGCCGATGCCATCGAGAGCGGACCGCATGAAAGCGAGCCAAGTTGCAAAGCTTCAGTGAACAGATCGGTCGGTTCCCACAATGACGACTTCTTCAGCGACCAATCCGTTTCAGGGAAAGTTAAATCGCCGAGCAATGCGAGCTTGCCATCGGCCAGCCCGCAGGACCAGGACAACCCGCCGCCAGCGATCTGAAGCTCTAGATCGTCATCGGGCAGCGAGCGTATCACAGCGATGAAGTTAGCTGCGTCGATCCAAAATGGCGTTTCAATCCCAAGGCTCACATCCGCCTCGAGGATGCCCCAGGGCGAGCAACCTTGTATCTTATCGGGTTGGACATAGAGCGCTCTGTAAACATTGCTGAGCGCATGTCGGTTGGCTAACTGTGCAAAGGGCGCGAGGATACGCGAGAGTGCTGCGGCTTTCATTTTAGGTGCTTCTCCAAGATGTCCCATTTCCTTGCCCAAACGTCAACTTCCCGCACAACAGCAATCGGATCGTTGACGAACTCGCGCAAGCGCTTGAACTTATACCCGGCGGATTTCTCGTTCTTGTCGTTTGGCGAGTCAATGTAAAAATACGATGCGAGGATTGATTGGTGCCCTAACTTAGCGATCAACGGAAAGGTTGTATTGTTCGTCCCGCAAACGAGATAAAAGTTAAACTGTTCGAATGGATCCGCGGGTTTATCAATGTAACCATTATGCAAGAACCCGTGTGGATGAAAGCGTATCGGGTGCTTGGCTCTGATCTCGGCTTCACACCGCATATAAAAGATGGCGGTCATATAACTGCGCAAGAGCAGGGCTTCTGTATCACGCGATTCAAATACCTTCGCGCTGATACCATACTCGCTGAGTATCTTATCGAATTCAGATCGATCTGAAAGCCCAAGGTTGTCGAGGTCGGGTGCTGAGTTAGGGCTGTTGCCATCATGCCGCATGCCGATCCTCGAGCCATTCGGCAATGTCGCGATGCCGCCGCGCTGCGCCGAGTAGATCCAGCTTGTTGAATCAGCGGAGTACCAAGGGAAGCGTTTCAAGCTTTCAACGCGCCCCTCGCCTAAAGCATGCGTTTTGATGATGGGGCGCCCATCGTTGTTAACAAGCTGAGAAAAAACCAACATATACCAATCGTCGATTGAGTTTCTGCTGGTTAAGGAACTCGCTGCGATTCCGATATAATCACATCCAAGGTCTAGCATACGTTTCAACCAATCAAGGCTTTCTCCCGCATGATAAACGGGCATTGGATTTAGTCCACGTTTACGCATAGTTACTAGGTTTGCAAAGCTTTCGCGCGCTGCTTCCTCTACATCGTTGGGATTGATAACATCAAGCGCTACATAAGTTTCAATCCAATCTAAGTTTTGTTCTAAATACGAACAATAAGAATCTAGATGGATTGATTTGCCTAGTCGCCATGCTGAGTAAGCACCGCTATCCACAATTATTTTAATGCGTTTTGTCATCGTTTTTTCCTGCGAGGTCTTTGGTTGCGGGATTGCTCCAAAGATGTTGCCCATTTGCAGTTGCTGGGCTCATAATTACCATGGTTATCTATACGCTCGATTGAAAGTTTAGGGCTAGGCTTCAGTCCCATATCGGCAATGAAGTTCTCGAACGAATTCATCCATCTCTCGCAAACTGCTATGCCGCGCCCTCCATAACGTTCGTAATCATTGCGTTTAGGATTATTGCATCTTGCTTTCAAATTGCACCAGGCAATATATTCTGAGGTTAATCCGGTTATAGGGGCATGACCATGATGTCTATTAGAAACACTTAAAAGTTCTTTCGCTTTACATCCACAACTTTTAGTCATACCGCTTTTAAGATTTGTGCCGAGTAGGGCTTTTCGTTTTTTGCAAATACATTGACAAATCCAATAACTATTATCGGTTCGCGCCGACCGACAGACCACTATCCAGTAGCCGAACTTTTGTCCGGTGAGATCAAGTAGATTCATCGGTCAACGATGATACTTATTCTCGGTACGGACGCTTGCGAGAAACTCCGCGCGGGTTGGGCCGTCATTCAAAAAGTCTCCTCTGAGTGCTGTTGTGATCGTGGTAGAGCGAGGTTGCTGCACGCCGCGCGAGACCATACACAAGTGCGTCGCCTCGATCATAACACCAACGTGTTCGGACAAGTGCATCTGGAGGCAGGTCGCGATTTGGGACGTTAGTCTTTCCTGCATCTGTAACCGGCGCGCGAACATGTCGACAATGCGTGCGAGCTTGCTCAGCCCAAGCAGCCCCACGGCTCCCGGGACATACGCAATGTGCACGGAGCCATAGAACGGCGTGAGATGGTGCTCACAGTGCGAGAACATCGAGAGATCGCGCACCACCACCATCTGGTTGTAGCGCTCGTCGCTGCTGAATGTCCGGAGGAACGCTGTTGCTGGCTCGTAGCGATACCCCTGCCCCCAGTCTTGTTCCCAAGCACGCAGGACGCGTTCTGGGGTATCCCTGAGGCCGTCGCGCGAGGGGTCGTCACCAATATACGAGATCAAGGTACGGACGGCGTCAAGCGCGTCCTCACGGCTTGTAAACGGCATATGCTTTGCTCCCGTCGATTGCATCGGCGAGAGCTTATACGCAATCGTCGTTGGCAGGGGGTTCGTCCTCGGTCACGAGAATCTCTGCGGCGATCTCGTAACGCCAACCGATGCTATGTAAGCGCTTCTCGAGCAGGCTGCGCGCATTGCTGACAGCCCGCGCGTTGTTGTAGGCGAGGGGTATTGTGAACTCTACGGTCGCGTGCATCAACGGCATGTGCTTTGCTCCAGACAACAAAAAGGGGCCCCCGAAAGGACCCCTTTATACGGAGGAAGCGCGCGAGCGTTCAGGTCGCTTGTTTGGCGGCCTGACGGCGGGCGATCTCGGCATCAATCTCTGCCTCGGAAGAGGCGTTGAGGTAGGCGTCCCGCTTGGCGATAGCCGCCCGGTAACCGTCCACGTCGCCATCGTCCAGTAGCTCGTTCGCGAGGTCGCTCAGCGCGAGCGCTTTGTAGTCCTTCGATGCGCGTGCCTCGGCCTCGGCTTTCGCGGCCAGCAGCTTCTCGTAGCAGGGGTAATTGGTCTCGAGGATCTTCTTGCCGTCCACCTCGATGTGGGCATCGATGAATCCGGGGTAGACAACGTGCCCCTCGCCGTAGCCGTCGCGGTGCCAACCACCGACGGTTGCTTTGCTCCAGACCAGCAAGCCCTTTGTTTGCCCCTTGCGCTTGCCGCGGCTGATTTTGGCGAGCGCTGCGATAGCGTCAGCACCGAAGAGCCGCGTCGCGTAGGACGTGCCAAAGTCGGTCGAGAGGTAAGCTGTGCGGGTCTCGATGCGGGCATACTGGACCATGGAAATTCTCCTGTTGTGCGCGTGCTCGCGCGATCTCTATATACGCGTAGCTCGTCACAGAGGCAAGAGAAAAAAGCCGCTATCGGACAAAAAAAGGGGACCCCGTCGGGCCCCCTCTTTGTAGCGCTCGCTCAGAGCTTCCAACCCACCTCGCGCGCGGCCTCGAGGGTCGCGAGGACATCGGAGCGGATCGTGCTCACGGTCGAGGAACCGATATGCGGGAACATCTCCTTGAGCGCGTCGAGCTTGATCGTGCTGTCCTTGGCGAGAGCGATGCGGATGGCCCAGGTCTTGCCCTTTTCGCGCGGAGCGGCGGCGGTCTTCTGAGCGGCGGCTTTCTTCGGCGCTGCGGCGCGCGCTGCGCCGTTGGTCTTCGCCGCGCCACCAGCAACGAAGCGCGAGATGAAGCCGTTCGGCAGGTTGATCGGCTTGCCCTCGTTGAGGTTCTCGGCGACCTCCTCGTTGAACCAATTCTGTGCTTCCTCGGTCAGCGAATCGAAGATCGTCTCGTCGAGGTTACCGAGGGCTGTCATAAAGCGGACCATGAAAACCTGGTCTTCCTCGCGGTTGCTCTGCTGCTTGAAGCTCTCGTCGGCGGAGGTCAGCGCGTCAACCATCTCGTCCCAAATCGTGACGTTCTCGGTTTCCTCTTCGGTCTCCTGCTCGGCGGTCTCGTCCTGAGCCTCGACTTTCGTTTCCTCGACGATCGGGTCGGCCTTCTTCGGCGCGACGGGGGCTGCTTTTTTGACGGATGCTTTAGCCATTGTGGTTCTCCAGATGAAAAGTTGCGGGTGAGCGGTCTTGCTCACAAGCACATATCTAACGGTAACGCAACGTCGTTGCAAGCGCAATCGATGTTTTAGTTGGGCGCTATGCGCACCCCACATGTGCGATAAGGCACGTGTCACTAGCTCGCATAAGATATGCAATCGCGCATGTTGTTCATGGTGGCGGCTGTCTTGCGCAGCAAGCAGGGACCGCAGACCCCGCAATGCAGCCCATCTGTCGCGTCGCCGCTATCATAGCAGGACCAGGACAGGTGTATGGGCGCGCTGAGCTTGCGTCCCGCGGCATATATATGGTGCTTCATCATATGCTCGAGGCGCGCTCGGATCACTGGACGGGAACGCGTGCACAGAGCGAGCGTCCGATTAAGCGCGTCGTGGAACTCGCTCGAGTTATCATTATAGACAGCTGATTCCTCGCGATTGGTGCCAAGCGCGATCTCCCGGATGTCATGCCGATCGCAATACGCGGCTGCCATCGATGCCATCACAAGATTGCGCGCCGGCACCCATTCGTGCGCTGTTTCAATGCCGCGCTCACCATGCGCGAGCGGTAGGTGGTGCTCGGTCAGGGTCGATCCCCCTAAAGTCTTGAGAAACGAAAGATCAATGTAATTCTCGACTATGTTGGCATTGTGCGCTCGTCGCAAAAAAGCCGCGATATTTTGCACAGCCTTGTATTCCGCTTGCTCGGCTCGCTGCCCATAATGGAAGTGGAGAAAGTGGACCTCAGGGGAATGTTGGCACGCCATCGTCGCGGCGACCGTGCTATCGAGGCCGCCCGAGATAATCACAGCGACCTTGCCCTTGTCGAGATATTCATCGATCGGTTGGGTATTGTCTTGCATCGCGATGCCAATACCATGCGATGATGCGACGCGATAGCTGCGCGTGAGTTTAACAAGATCCAGCAAGAGATAAGAGTGCGGCGCCATCTCCCAGGTGAAGTAGTTATCGAGGAAGGGCAGCCTGCGTGGTAAGGGGTCAAAGGGTTCCGATGCCCAAACAAGATAACGTGAGCCATCGATTGTAAGTATACATAAATGCAAGCCAAGGAATGTGCGCGAGAGCATGACCTTCCCTTGCACATGATCGATCAAAGCAAGCGCCCAGGAGCCCTTAACATTCTCTAGCGCCCAGCGCATATCATGGTTGAAGGCGGCGTTGAGGAAGATGTAGCTGTCGATGTCATCTGTGCCCGAAGCCGAGAGCCGATCCCAGACATTTTCTCTGCGCAGCGCTTTGTCGTTGGACAAGAGCCCATTATGCGCGACGCTCAGGTTGGCGTATTGAAACGGTTGGATCTCATATTGACTGAGTTTTGCATGGCCGAATTGTTCGGTTGTCGGGATGCCGCGAAAGTTGGCTGACATGCCCGCTGCGTCATCGATATCAGCTAGCATTGTTTTGAAAGCGGTTGGTGCGTGCTCTTGCTTAGCGCGGAGATCGCATCCATGCCATTTCGTCTTCCGACCGGATGGCAATTCAAAGCTCACCATGCCCATCGCATCTGGGCCGCGTGCCATCGAGCGCTCAGCGATGTAGGTTAACCAATCGTAAAACGAAGCGGAGTTATGCTCGCCAGACAAACGTAGAAACCCAAGTATCCCGCACATGATTTTTGTCTCCTATCAGCAGTCCAGAAGTTGGCGCAATTCCTTAGCCAAATCTAGTTCTGAGGGAGATATACTTTTGAGGAAGCGTTTCATGCGCCGGTTAATGTTTTCATCGTTATCGTCAGAGTAGACCATGCTGAGCAAGACTTGTGGCGCCTCTAAGATCGCTTTCACGGCTGATTGTACAGCTTCATTGCCGTGTCGCAATGCAGCGCGCGTTACCCGGACATCAAGCGAATCTTCGCTGTCATCAATTTCAAAGTCGCGCAAGCGGGCATCCTGTCTCGCAAAAGTGTTCCAGTCGTTGGCGAGCGATAGCTTGAACAAAGCCATCATATGACGAGGCTCGGTGACGCGCCCTCGATAGAGACGAACGCAGCGCCAAAAGATGATGGCGGCCTCTTGCATCGCATCGTCGGTATCGCCCAAACGATGCTTTGTCCGCCATTGATTTCTTGAAACGAAACCTCGTGCGTATTTCTCGAAGACCCCACCCCATTCAAACTCAATGGGCTGGCTGATGGCCATGCGCGGTTGACGGAATCTTTTTAGTTCTGGGCGGATCGCTGCGCGTTGAGCCATCGTAGGGCTTCCTCTGTTGGTAGTTCCCCTGGGTCCTTATAGCCAATCGGCAGTTTAGCGCGAGCGATCTTGTGAGGCCGGAGCACTTGCGCGACATTGTTGATGATATCATAAGCGTAGCTCATACTGACGTCGGCATCAAGAGCGACGAGCACCAAGCGCACTTTGCTAGCGATGTTTCGTAATTGTAGATATTTATCGCTGCCTAGCTGCTTGCCGTTCAGAGCGGCGACGATGATTGGTAAGCGATGCCCGGCATACGCGAGCTTGAGTGCGTCAACAGGGCCCTCGACGAGCGCGAGCGTATCAGCATGGGGCTTGCTCGCATTCGGGCTATAAAGGTATTGTGAGGCGGAGCGATCGTATGCGAGGTAACGCAGTTCCATTGAGTTATAGAGCGCGCGTCCTGTGAAGGATTTGATCTGACCATTCAAGCTGAACGGGATCAACAAGCGATTCGCATACCGACCCTCGCGAGCGAAGCGCAGACCATATTGTTCGCAGACAATCTTTGGCGAGCGAAACCCGCGCGTATGAAGATAATGTAGGCACGCATCGTTGTATTGCGCCGGACTGAAACGATCCCATAACGTTTGGATGATATCGCGCTTAACAGCTATCGGTTGCGCGAACTCGAGCGATGCGCCAGCGATTGTATAGCGTTTCAATAAACGCACCGCTTCGACACGACCCTGCCCGAGCTTGAACAATAGGCTTATGAATGACCTGCCGCTATGCCGATTGGGCTCGCGGTAGCAGTAATAGGCTTCCTTAACAAGCGAGATACCGAGGTGCTGAGAGGGATCGTTCTGACACCAGGGACATGCGATGTTAACGTTTCCCCTTGAAACGTTCCGTCCCTTATCGATCCAAGCAACACGGATGTCGCTCAGTAGAGATCGCCAATTGACCTGCATTGGCTTATCTTGTTACCCAACTCATTGGGATCCCCCGAATTGAAACGCATAATAGCCGCGCTCGCGTCAGCGAGCTATCCCATCTATTGTTTGCACTTCCCCAAGCGCGTAAAGGCAGGCTTTTAGTCCGCGTCTCCCGAACGCTTTAGATCAAGCTACCGCCAAGACAATCCGGTGTAGTAGCTGCGCAGCTATATACCCCGGGTAATGCCGATCGGTCGCGTATTCAAGTTTATCGAAGTTATTCAGCAATGTTTTCGGCGAGACCGCGAGTGAAGCGTCACGCAGATAATCCGCGAGGCAATTCATGATCTTGCTGCGTACAGTATTGCGCACGTTGCGTTTAACATCCTCCGGTAGTGCCTTATCGAGCACCGTTTCCATATCGAGCGCGCAATCTTTGAAACGTTGTACGCCAAAGGTTCTAACAAAGCTCTCCAACGATCCACGATTGGCACGCATCACAGCGCATATCTCCAACCAAAGCATGCGCTCTGGCTCGGAGAACTTATGCTCGACAACATTGTCCGACAGAGCATACGCGCAGCGCGTTTGAAGCTCGCGTAACTCCTCCGGTGTGAATTGGGTGAGGTCGATGTTTTGCATGGTGCACTCACCATAGCCGTTCAATTTTTGTGATGCAAGCATTAAATTTTTACGACGTCGAGAGCATAGAAACGAGGCTAAACCCTCGCGCGCAGGAGAAGGCCCGCATTCTTATCGCGCGCCCCGCGGATAAATAGGCGCCCAAACATAATAAAATAACGTCATCCCTCCCAAAAGGGTGCGTTTTTTATTTTAGTTGTTATGTTTTTGATACTGGCTGACAGCAAGCTAACATGGGTCGGGTGCCCCTCCCCAAACAGATCACAGCTCGCCCCGCAAGTGCTCGCTCGCGGTGATCGGTTTATTTGCTCTTGTCCAGAGCATGGTATATTGGGTTATCATAATAGTTGGAGTTTTAACGATGCGTCAGCAGATTAAGCGTACAACGATGTCTTACGTGCAATTAACAAACGCCGCCCTCGATTGCATAAGTCTAGCGTTGTCTGACATAGAACAGCAACAAAGCTCACTCGAGGATTTAGTTAACAAAGCCGAGATCCTCGAGGATTACGAGCGCCTCGAGACAGTAACGAAACGATACGCCAAACTAAAGAAGCGAGCAAAAGCAGCCTCGCGACAAATCAACCGCATCGCTTCGAAGCACGAAGCACGCTTGCCGCAAAAGGAAAGTCAACAATAATGCAAGCTCTAACAATCGCTCTCGCCCCGCTAGCCCTTGTCAGCGTTTTGTTAAGCATTATATGGGAGCTAGCCAAACTTGTTGACCTTATAGCAACAGGATAAACGAAAATGTTGATGCTATCTGGCGATGAATTGACAAACGAACACCAAACGCTTTACAAGCGACTGGTGCGAGTTATCCATACAAATGCGAGACAATCGGACATGAGCCTGCAAGAGGCACTCTCGATTGTCTCGACATTGGCGGGATACTTGATCGCACAAAGCAATGATATTGAAAACAGCCGAGCCCTCGCACACGCGAACATCGACAACGGGATCCTTGATGGATCTGGTAAGCGTTTAACGCGCCAATGAAACGCTTACTCTTCTGGGGCATGATCGCATCGTTTGTACTGGCGATAAGCGTTGGCGTGAGAGCGCTCGCATATCTCCTGCGTTAACCAATCATTGCTTAAATTTAATATACACTCGCATAATTTGGTGCGCAAACGCCTTGCTTGTTAAGGTTTAGTCCCCTATAAGCGAAGTTCGTCAACAAGATAACGTCTTGTGCCCTGCGGCATAAGCCATTGCGACAGCGATATGTGGTACGCAGCACAAACGCAATTCAACAAAGAGTTTGTCGTGAGAGATCACTTGCAGCAGCAAGGCTTCACAGAGACATTTCTCCCGACATATCAAACAACATATGCCTCGCGCAACGTTCGCACAAAGTTACTATTTCGCAATTACATTTTCATCAACCTAGACGATCCCATGCTCTGGCCCCGCATACAGCACACCATTGGCGTTAGCCAAATGTTAACATATGCTCCCCCAGAGCCCGAGGATATCGAGGCACCATGGTATCGCGTACCACTCGAAATTGAGTATAGCGCGATTGAGAGCTTGCGCGATCAGGCACTAAACTTAGATGAAACGCGCCGCGACCTGATAACCAAGGGCTGCTATGTGCGCGTCTTATCTGGTCCATTCATGCAGCAAGCACAGCGCGCACTTGTCACCTGGGCTGACAAAGATCGCGCTAAGTTACTGCTCGATATCTTCAACCGCAAGGTTAGCGTTGAGTTCTTTCATGTTGACCTTGCTCTAGCGAGTGAGAACGATGCCGCGTATTGAGATCAAGCCAGAGTACCGCCGCTATAATCGGATCAACATAGACGACGCGCGTATTGGTCCAGATTGGCAACCCACTGAAACTCAATCTCGCATGGCGCAAGAGCTAGCTGGCTATGGGCTGCCGAGAACGCAAATAGCAACATTGTTCGGCATCAGTGAGAGTAGCCTGACGCGCTACCTCGGGGATGTCATGGATCTGGGTTTGGCGCAGGTTAATGCGCTCTATCTCAGGACATTCTTCTACAAGATCACTGTTGAGAAGAATGACAACTTGTTGAAGTTTTACTTGGCGCGCAGGCTCGGATGGGTTGAACCCAAGGCTGAGGAGCCCAACGTTGTTGACGATACCTCGCGCGAATTGAGTGATGAAGAACTAAATGCCGAACTTAGAGCACTTGCAGCGCGTGAGAGAACTGCAACTACGGCGAGAGGCTTGGCGCCGCCGGTGCAAGAATGAGTACATCGCGTGGTGCATCGAGGCGCTGTCGCCATTAGGGCTAGTTCCCGCGGCGCATCATCAACTTATCTGCGCCGAGCTACAAGCACTGATCGATGGCCCACCCGGTGGACGCTTGATGTTCTTCGCCCCGCCGGGCTCAGCTAAGACAACATACGTTTCACGTTTATTCCCGCCCTGGGTGCTACAGCGCAAGCCGGGCTTCTCTATCATCGCGGCATCACATGGCGCGCAGTTCGCTGAAGAGAATAGTGCGCATGCGATAAGCTACATAAAAGATCACGAGAACATCCTCGAGTATAAACTCCGCTCAGAGAATGTACATCGATGGCGCACAAGTAACGGCGGGGATTATCTCGCAGCGGGTACGGGCGCTGGTATCGCTGGTTTCAGGGCGGACCTCGCCATCATCGATGACCCTGTTCGTTCTCGTATGGATGCGGAAAGCGAGACATTCCGCTCGCGGCTCTGGCGCTGGTTTCATAGCGATCTAGCACGCAGACTCAAGCCTGATGGCCACATCGTTTTGATGCACACGCGCTGGCACATGAACGATCTGGCTGGCATGCTCTTGAAGCAAAATTCAGAGGGCTGGCGCATCATCAATCTTCCGGCTATCGCGACGACTGCCAACGACCCTCTGGGCCGGGAGCCGGGCGAGCTACTCTGGGATGACGATGATTATGGATACGGCTCTAAGCTACTTGAAATCCGGGAGGACCTGCATAAGAATGGCGCCGCGATGGACTGGGCATCGCTGTTCCAGCAAGATCCCCGACCCAGAGATGGCGCACTGTTCAATGTTAACAAACTCGCTGCTAACATAATCGATGCGCCGCCCGCCTCGATTACCTGGGTGCGCGGCTGGGATCTCGCAGCGACAAAAGATCTCGGCACGGTTAATGCAGCCTACACAGCCGGCGTTAAACTGGGGCGCACGCCAGATAACAAATTCGTTATTGGCAACGTTAGACGAGAGCGCCTCGAGCCGGAAGGCGTTGAGGATCTGATTGTTGGCACAGCTAAGCTTGACGGCCATGGCGTTAAGATTGGCATACCGCAGGACCCAGGACAAGCAGGCAAGTTTCAGGTGCAGTATCTCGTAACCAAGCTCATGGGCTTTGGCGTTGAGTTCAGTCCTGAAACAGGAGACAAGGCGACTCGCGCCGCACCATTTGCCTCGCAAGTTAATGTTGGCAATGTCGCGATGATAAGGGGCGACTGGAATGAAGCTTATCTAGAGGAAATGCGCGGCTTCCCTGTTTCAGCTACATTGGATCAGGTTGACGCAAGCTCGCGCGCGTTTGAGATGATATTCAAGAGTGCTGGTGCGCTATGGGCCGCCTTTAACCGCGCGTGAAGAGGAGCTTTAGCAATGACGCCTGTTAAACTGCTGCAAGAGGTAGTGTTACCTGGCCTTGGCTATATGTCATCCGTTTTGGGTCACAACACTGGTCCGACAACGGATGGCCCCGCACAGGTTATGTTGATGGCTATTGTTGGCCAAGAGGCGGCGTTTCAATATCGACTGCAGATTGGCGGCCCGGCGCGCTCGTATTGGCAGTTTGAAAAGGGTGGTGGTGTCGCGGGGGTCATGCGTAATGCGACAACAGGTAAGTGGGCACGGTCCGTTTGCGCCGCGCTCGACATCCCGTCCGACGAGAATACGGTTTATGAAGCGATGGCTTGGTCCGATCACCTCGCGACCTCGATGGCGCGGTTTAACCTTTGGTTAGCCCCTGGCGCGCTCCCAGCTGTTGGGCGTGAGGACGACGCGTATAATTATTACGTTCGCCAATGGGCGCCAGGTAAGCCGGACAAGTCGCGTTGGCATCCTAACTATGAAGCAGCGATGCAAGCGGTAGCGGCACTCGGCGTAGGTTGAAACGATGCGCTATATCATCGAGTTCAACAGCAAGTTCTATGGGCCATTCCCCACAGAGTATGATGCAAAACTATGGATCGAGGCATTCGATGATATCGAGCTTCAACGCATGTGCGTGATTCATAGGCTGTTGGAGGTTTAGGTGCGCTAGATGAAACACGTGCATATTCATAGTGCTCGTGTGCATGTGCATGTTCACGTTTCAGACGACTTTAAGGAAGAGGAGCACCCGAGAGGGGGCGATCCTAAACATCCTGGTCGGTTTAGCTATGCGGGCGGTATGAATGTGGGACAGGGCGAGGGCAAGGCATCGGCCTACAAGGGCGCGGCACGAAAAGAAGGACAACCGACGCGCAGCGTACCAGTAAGCGAGGCGGTTAAAAAGAAGTTAGAAGGTTGGCGCTGGGAGCCCAAGGCCTACGCTAAACTGCTGCATAGTAAAGAGTTCGCAAAGCAGTTAAACAATTTGCCGCAGTACGAAGGCACGCTTTATCGACAAGCGACCATGCCAAAGTCTAGCCTACTGGACACCTATAAACCAGGCAAAGTGGTATCGGTAACGCAAAATATCGCGACTAGTGCAAAGCGCGATCCCTTTCTTATGCTAACCGATCCGGACGACAATGCTTCCGGCGGTGATACGGGCGTGCTATTTGAAATACGGAAAGGGCATGGCGCGGATGTTGGCTCTATGGTTGACGATCCAGCAGAGGAGGTGATCGTGCCCATTGGTCGCTCGTTTAAGGTCGTCAGCGTTTCAAAGAAAGCATCGGGCTTCGCTGAGGCGCATGACCACCCGGTCTACCACGTATTACTAGAGGCACAAGAATAAATGGCGAGACGACCACGCGTTTCAGGTCGGCAAGCAGCGCGCGACGCTAAGGCACAAGAAGCGTCGACGATCAAGGCAGCGCGCACAGCTGACTCGTTTCAGAACTTTATGTTTAACCTGGGCGTTGGTACGGATAACCCGACAAGCTCAGCGACCTATGGTTTCAACCCGATCACGCGTACGCATACGCT